GCCGTAATGCAACCTGTGCGTGTGTGACGCTGTTACATTGGATTTGATGCAAATGCGGTTGGGTGACCGATGAAGCAATCGGGCAGGCGTTCGGCTGCGGCGCTGGCGGTGGTGCCGCAGGCGCTGGAGGTCATGGAGCGCCCGAGGCCGCCCTCTGATCTAGGTGAGGAGGAGACTGCGGTGTGGCGGGCCATCGTGGTTCAGGAGGCGGCAGACTGGTTCACCGCTGCCACGTTGCCGCTGTTGGCGCAGTACTGCCGGCACACCGTGCATGCGAGGCGTGTGGCTCTACTGCTGGAGACGATGGTCGACAGGCTCCAGGCCGAGGGCATGCGCCTCGTGCTGGAGTACGATGTGCTCCTTAAGATCCAGGACCGTGAGAGCAAGGCGATGATGTTGTTGGCCCGCTCGATGCGGCTGACGCAACAAACAAGCAGGCATGACAAATCCCGCAAGACGCAAGTCCTCAACACGCCGTGGTCGCGTGGTCAGCAGGGCTGAGCGCAACATTGCGTGGATAGAGGAGTGCTGTCGTGTCCCGGAAGGGAAGTTCGTCGGTCAGCGTGTCGTGCTTCGTGAGTGGCAGCGTGATGTGCTGCGGCAGATATACGACAACCCGCACGGCACGAGGCGAGCGATCCTGAGCTTCGGCCGCAAGAACGGAAAGAGCGGCCTCGCGTGTTTTCTGCTTCTGCTGAACCTGTGCGGTGCCGAGGCAAAGCCCAACTCGCAACTCTTTAGCACGGCGCAGTCGAGGGACCAGGCTGCGGTGCTGTTCGATTTGGCCGCCAAGTGTGTGCGCCTGTCACCCGAGCTGCACCCGTTCATACTGATCCGGGACGCGCGCAAGGAGCTGATGTGCCCTGGCCTCGGCACGCTCTACAGGGCGCTGTCGGCTGAGGCGTCGACTGCGTTCGGCCTGTCCCCGGCCTTCGTGTGTCACGACGAGTTATCGCAGGTACGCGGCCCGCGCAGCACGCTCTACGAGGCCCTGGAGACCGCTGCCGGTGCCCAGGAGGCTCCGCTCAGCGTCATCATCAGCACGCAGGCCGCAACCGATGCGGACCTTCTCTCGGTACTGATCGACGACGCGATGGCGGGGCACGATCCGCGCGTGGTGTGCAAGCTCTACACGGCCGACCCGACGCTCGACCCGTTCAGCGAGGAGGCGATACGGGCGGCAAACCCGGCGTTCGGCGACTTTCAGAACGCGGCCGAGACGCTGGCGATGGCGGCCGATGCGCAGCGCATGCCGAGCCGCGAGGCCGAATATCGCAACCTGATCCTCAATCAGCGTGTCGAGGCCAACCACCCGTTTGTGTCCGCGACCGTGTGGGCCGCCTGCGGCACCGAGCCGTTGCCATTGGACGGTGTGCCGGTGTGGGGCGGTTTAGACCTCAGTGCCGTCGCCGACCTCACCGCGCTGGTGCTGATCGGCGAGGTGGACGGCGCCTGGCAGGTGCACCCGACGTTCTGGCTGCCGGGTGAGGCGCTCGCCGACCGCAGCCGTGCCGACCGGGTGCCCTACGACCTCTGGCACAAACAGGGCTTGCTGCAGGCCGCGCCGGGCAGCTCGGTGGAATATGAGTACATCGCCGAGTATCTGCGCGGCGTGTTCGACCGCCACGACGTGCGCAAGATCGCATTCGACCGCTGGGGTTGGCCGCACCTGAAGCCGTGGCTCCTGAAAGCCGGTTTCGACGAGTGGCTGCTCTCCGAGCACTTCGTGGAGTGGGGCCAGGGCATGCAGTCGATGTCCCCGGCCTTGCGGGCGCTGGAGAGCGACCTGTTGAACGCCGCGATCGCCCACGGCAATCACCCCGTCCTTTCGATGTGCGCCGGCAACGCGGTGGTGAAAACCGACCCGGCGGGCAACCGCAAGCTCGACAAAATGCGCAGCGCCGGCCGGATCGACGGGATGGTGGCGCTGGCGATGGCGCGAGGCGCCGCGGCGGCCGATGCGGAGGAAGTCTGTGACCTGGCCTCGATGATCGCATAAGGGCGGTCAGCGCGTAGCTAAACACAACCGTTTAATCTGCTTTGCCGCTTCGATGCGGCGAGGACGCATCAACCATGCCTGTGATGACCCAACCCGGCGCCGGGAAGGCACCGGGCAGCACGATGTTTGTGCTCAGCGACGAGCGGCTCAACCGGCGCGGCGATATCGTGGACAGCGCCGGCTGGCAGTTGGACGAGTTCAAGCAGAACCCAATAGCGCTGTTCAACCACGACCCTGACCGGATTGTCGGGAATTGGTCGAATGTCCGGGTCGAGAACAAAGAGCTTATCGGCGAGTTTCAGCCCGTGGCGCCCGGCACGTCGCAGCTTGGCGACGAGGTGCGCCTGCTGGTCGAGCAGGACGTATTACGCGCCGCGAGCGTCGGGTTCCGTTTCCTCAAGTCGGAGCCGCTCGATCCCGACAGGCCGCATCGTGGCCGGCGCTACACGAAACAAGTCCTGATGGAAGTTTCCTTGGTCAGTGTGCCTGCCAATCCCGGCGCGCTCTCCAAAGCACGCTCGCTGCATCTCAGCGACGACGTAATGGCGCTCGTCTTCGGCAAGCACGCCGCTACAGAGCCGAGAGCCATCTCACCCGGCAAGCACGCCGCAACCCACCCTCACGGAACGAGGGTCAAGTCCATGAACATCTCACAGCAGATCGAAGACGTACAAACGAGGCTCAATGCGGCGCGCGATGCACTGTTGGAGCACACAACGGAACCCGACCACGACGCCGAGGAGGCCGACCGGCTGAACGGCGAGATCGAGTATCTCGAAAAGGATCTGGCCTCAAAGCAACGCACAGAGAAGAGCCTGGCTGTACGGGCGATCAATGAACCGCGCGACCCGCAGGCGCAGGCGCTGGCTGTCCGTCGGCCGCTTAATGTCAGCGTGCCCGCCACCGCTAAGGCCGATTACCTGTGGCGCGCGGCTGCTGCCGGCTACGTCGCGAAAGTGCGCCACCAGAGCGTCGACGACGTGCTGCGCGAGCGCTACGCGATCGAGCGCTACAGCGACGCTGAGGCGACCAAATGGGTGACGCACGCGGCGGTGTCGGGGGCGCTGACATCGGTGCCGGCGTGGGCTGGCGACCTGGTGCAGCAGGGCAATGCCGAGTGGCTGGCTAACCTGACCCCGTCGCCGGTGTTCTCACGGCTCTCCGCGCTCGGCACCAGCATGATGTTTGGCCCGAACCAGGGCACGATCAAGATACCGTCCCGGGCGACGACGCCGAGCATCACGGGTTCGTTCGTTGCTTAGGCCAATCCCATCCCGGTGCGCCGCCTCGGGGTGACGTCCATCACCCTGATCCCGCACAAGATGGGCGTCATCAGCGTGTACTCGCGCGAGATGGCTGCCTACAGCAACCCGTCGATCGAGAGCATCATCCGGCAAGGCATCGAGGATGACACCTCGATCACGATCGACACGCTGCTGTTGGATGCGACAGCGGAGAGCGCGACCCGCCCGGCCGGTTTGCGCTACGGCATCAGCGCCGCCGGCACCGCCAGCGTGGCCAAGGGCTACGCAGCGTTTCTGGCCGACATGGCTCTGCTGTCGGCGCCGTTCTTCAACGTCAACGCCGGCCGCTCGCTGGCGTTGATCATGAACCCGCAACAGCGCATGCAGATTGGGTTCGCGCCGGGGCCCGACGGCACCTTTGGGTGGGCAACGCAGTTCACCGACCGATTCACGATTATCGAGAGCACGACGGTCACCGCCGGCACGGTCATCATGGTGGATGCGGCCGACTTCGTGAGCGTGAGCGGGGCGCCCGAATTCGATATCTCCGAGCAGGCAACGTTACATTTAGAGGATACTGCGCCGCTAAATATCGGCGTGGCAGGAGCACCTGCAACGGTTGCGGCACCAACGCAGTCCATGTACCAGACGGCGCAGATCGCGATACGGATGCTGCTAAACGTAACGTGGGCAATGCGCCGCACTGGGATGGTGCAGTATCTGACTGGCGTCTCGTGGGCGCCGGCGTAACAACTGAGGTGTAGCGATGGAAACCACCAAAGAGCAGCAGGACCGCGAGCGCGAGCGGGCTGCGGCTGCGCGCACCGTGCCGCGGCAAGGCGAGTCTCAAGCACCCACCCGCGAGCGTGACGAGGCGGACAAGCAGATTGCCGAGCGTCTCGCCGCAGAGCCGGAACCGCCACAGCCGAGCCAGGAGGAGGCGGACGAGATCAAGGAGCGGGCGCTCAACCCTGCGGCTGGCAGCGAGGCCGCCGAGCCGAAGGCACCAACGCCGCCACAACCGCCGCCTGCCGGCGAGACTGCTGAGCAGCGCCGCGAGCGGGAGCGCCGGGAGCGCGAACAGCAGCGCACAACCTCCGGCGAGCAGACCAACCGCTAATGCCGCTACTCTCCCGGCTGCTGTCCTGGCGAGGATCGGCGGCCGAGGGGAAGTACCGCCCTGGCCCCTGGCCCACCGGCGAGGGCGTCATCCCCGCGAGCTGGGGCCGCTACGTCAACTGGTGGCAGAGCGGCTTCAACCCCGAGCCCTACAACGAGCGCTCCGCGATGGTCGAGGCGTGCCAGGCGGCATACAGCGAGACGCTGGCAATGCTGCCTGGCGACCATTGGCGGGGCCTCGCCAACGGGGGGCGCGAGCGGGTCACGACCTCGGCGCTGTCGCGCATCCTGCGCCGTCCGAACGATTACCAGACGGCGTCAGATTTCTTTCTCAACCTTACCCGGCGGCTGTACGCATACGGCAACTCCTACGCCTACGCAGTTCGCAACAACCGCGCCGAGATCGTCGAATTGCACCTGATGCGCCAAGGGCAGTGTGCGCTGGCCGAAGACGGCAGCATCCACTACGCGCTGTCGGGCAACGAGATCGTCGAACAGCGGATCGACCTGTCGGAGCCTGTGCCGGCGCGCGACGTGCTGCACGTCAGGCTGCACACGCCGCGCCATCCTCTGCAGGGCGAAAGCCCAATCCTGTCGGCCGCGCTCGACTTGGGCATGCACAACGTGGCGCTGCGCCAGCAACTGACATTCTTCTTGAACCAGGCGCGCTCCAGCTTCGTGCTCGCGACCGACAACCCGGTGAAAGACGAGAACAACGAGGCGTTGCGCGAAAAGATCATGAGCCGCATAAGCGGGATGAACGAGGGCATGCCGCTGATCCTGTCGAACGGTCTTAAACCCTACCCGATATCGACCAGTGCGGTGGACGCGCAGCTCGCCGAAATGCTCAAGATGAGCGCCGCCAACATTGCATTGGCCCACCGCATACCGCTGCAGGTGCTGGGGTTAGGAGAAAGTACCTATAGCAATGTCGAGATATTGAACCAGGCATGGCTCGCATCAGGACTGGGGTTCACGCTGAATCACGTCGAGACCGCATTCGACCAGTTGTTTAACTTGAAGGGTTATCCCGAGGAATACACCGAGCTGGACACGAAGGCTTTATTGCGCAGTGCATACCGCGAAAGGATCGAAGGTCTGGCAAGAGGCGTGATTTCAGGAATTTACGCACCGGACGAGGCGAGAAATCTGGAAGACCTGCCGAGCGTGCCCGGTGGGGTTGGGAAAGAACCACGGGTGCAGCAGCAGGTTGTGCCGCTGTCCTATGGCGCGGACATGCAGCCGCCGCCGGTCAATACAGGTCCGACGCCACCGGCGCCGGCGCCTACCGATCAGCCGCCCGCCGACAATCAGGACAGTCCCGATGGCGGCGACAGCCAGGATGCCGAGCATTCACTCGCTACGCTCCGCGCTGCGTATGACCGGGAGCGCCTCGTTGCCGCGTGACGACGTGGTGCTCGCCGAACTGGGCGCGATCGTCGGGCGGCTGGAGCGCGAGTTGCGCCTGCAGGTCAAGACATACCTTGCCGAAGCACACGAAGCGGCGGCGGCGATACGCCAGGAACGCGCAGAGGCGCGTCTGGATCTGGCGCAGGCCGCGCACGATCTCGCGTCCGACGTAACGGCGCGGTTGGCCGAAGTGCGCAATGGCAAGGACGGCGAGCCGGGGCCGCCGGGCGCCGACTCCACGGTCCCAGGGCCGCCCGGCTCGGACGGCAGAAGCTTTAACGGACGACGCGCCTACTCCGACCAGGAGACATATGGCGCGCTCGATGTCGTCGCGTTGGACGGCAGCAGCTTCTTCGCCCTGCGCGACGATCCGGGTCCGTGTCCCGGTGACGGCTGGCAGCTCATGTCGCCGCGGGGACGCGCTGGGCAACCGGGGCCGCGCGGCGAGAAGGGCGAGCGAGGCATTGCCGGCCCCGCCGGGCCTCCGGCCCCGCCTGCGGCATCCTTTACCGTCACCGACGAGGGCGTGCTGACGCTGAGCTGGGAGGACGGCAAAACGCTCTCCTGCGACCTCTACCCGTTGCTCGCCCGCCTGCGATGAGAACCGATTACCGCATCAGCCGCACCATCGTCCCGGCCGCGAGCCTGGCGCTGGTCACGGTGGAGCAGGCCAAGGCGACGCTGGGCATCGACGCGGCCGACACCAGCCAGGATGCCGCATTGGCGGCTCTGATCGGCCAGGTCAGTGCCGCAATCCACCGCTACATAGACCGCATCCTCGTCCAGCAGGGCTACCGCGACCAGTTCCGCTATGTCGCCAACTGGATGTTCGTCGGCGAGCCCCTCCAATTGTGGCAATACCCGGTCGCGCTCGACGAGGACGGCTCTGCCGTCGCCACCATCGTGCAGGACGGCGTGGCGGTCGACGCCGCGCTATACGAGGCCAACGACGAGCGCGGGTTGCTCTACTCGATCGACGCCTCCGGCGCCTACGGGTGGACGGGGTTGCTGATAACCGTCGATTACACCGCCGGATACGACCCGATCCCCGACGACGTACAGGCGGCTGCTCTCGATTGGCTGACGGCACGCTGGCACGCAGAGGGGCGCGATCCCGGCCTGCGCAGCGAGACCGTGCCCGACCTCCTGGCGCAGACCTATGCCGGGGCGGAACCAATGACGTCCTCCGGGATTCCCGGCGCGGCACGCGACCTGCTGGCGCCGTACATGCGCCCGGCGCTGTGACCCCAGAGACGATGATTGCCCGGCTCGATGCGGCAATCGCCCAGTACGGGCAAACGGTTACCTTGCAGCGCACAGAAGTGGACAGCGCCTCGGGCGAGGTGACGGTCGGCGAGACGCTGGTCTGCCCGGCAATGGTGCGCGCGTCGGGGCCGCAAGACCTGGAGGCGGGCGAAGTCCTCTCGATCCGCATCGTCATCTCGCCGACCGGGCTGGGCTCCTGGGGCATCCCGTCGCGCGACGACCGCATCGTGATCGAGGGCGACGAAAGCAACCTCGAGCAGGTCGTGCCGATCTACTGGGGGGGCCGGCTCGTCAGAGTGAACCTGTTGGCGAGGGGATGATCCCGTTTGGCTGACCCGCGCGAGGCGCTCCTCAATCGCGTGGTGGCGGTCTGCGCCGCCGTGCCGGGCATCCAAGCAAGCGTGCGCAACCGGCTCGACGCCGCCGCGCTGCGCCGCCCGGCGAGCATTGTCCACGACGGTGCCGAGCAGCTCCTTGACGCGCCACAGGGCGAGCGGCGCTCGCGCCTTCAGCGTATGGAGTTGTCGCCCAGTATCACGGTCGTGATCCGCGGCGACGACGGCGCCGAAGCGGGCGCGCTAATGACGCTGTACCGCTCGCGCATCGTCTTCGCGATCCTCAACGACGCCGAGCTTCTCGGCCTGGTCGGCAGCAACGGCGGCATCCGGTACGAGAGCGCGATCGTGGCGCTGCCGGATGCCGAGGCGCGTGAGTACCGCATCACGCTCGAAATCGTCTTCACCTACCCGTTTTATCTCTCCGACCTGGGAGCCTAACGCATGGCCGCATCGACGTTGAGCATCGGCACCGCACCGCAACAACGAGGAACGCTGATATTTACCGGCGCCAACGACATTGGCCCGCAGCTCGTCATGACGCTGACGCTCGTGCAGTTCTCGCCGTCAGGGTCGATCAACATGATCGGCGACGAGTACGGCATCCTTGAGCTGACCGGCGAGGCGCTGGCCGACGAGGACGGCAGCTTCGGGACCGTCGTGCATCCCGACGACGCCGCCGCCACGCCTGACATCGGCAATTACTACGTTGGAACGGGCACCGTCACGTGGACGCCGGAGGCAACGAGCGCAGTGCCGACTCCTACCGCGCGCGACCTCGGCAACTGCAATGCGTTCGAGTTCACTCAAGAGTATGAACTTTTGGATCACTGGAACCGACGCGGCGGCACGAGGTACAAAGACTTTCGCCCGGTGACGCAGCAATCCGCGAACGTGCGGATCGAGCTTGACGAGTGGACCGCGGAGAACCTGCGGCTCGCGATGTTTGCAGAGACCGCCGGCACGACGGGGACGGCACGGGCGAGGCGCGCGACACCGGCGACACGGGCAGCCTGATGCCGTCGCTCCTCGATATCGCGCCGCCGGATATCGGCGCCAAGGATGTCGACATTCGCGGTACCGTGCTGCGGGTGCGCGGTATCGCGGCCATAGATTGGGCCATTCTCTACGCCCGCTTCCCGGAATTGCGGATCATGGTGGGCGGCGGCAGCGAGGACATCGACCGGCTCAGGGCGATGATGGCGCAATCGGCGCTGATCGCTGCCGGCACCGGGAAGCCGGGCGAGGCCGATGTGGAGCGCGCGGCCATGACCAACTTGTCCGCCGACGAGCGCCAATCGCTGATCGAGGACATCATCAGGCTCAGCCTGCCCAGAGACGTGTTCGTCCCTTTACTCGACGCCGGCCCAGGTCCAAGCAGGGCTTGGACCGAGCCAAACGGCCACGACGCGCAGCATGGCGCGGCACCGGCTACGAGCTTGCCGAGGCCATAGAGGCGCTCGTGGCAGCGGGACACCCGCCGGAACAGGTGTGGCAATACACACCGCGCCAGATGCAGGCGTATTTGTTTATCGCCAGTCGGCGCCGAACGCGCGAGCACAAGGAATTGCTCGCCCTGTACGCTATGGCGACGCGAGGCGAGGGCAAGGACATCCGAAAGGCGCTGCGCGACGATGGCTGAGTTCAAGCCGATGTACAGCTACCGGGAGGCGCTGGAGGCGCTGAAGGACGGGGCGCAGACGGCCGAGGAAAAGATGGCGAAGGCCATCACCGGCGCGTTCCGCGACCTTGCTAAAGACATCGAGAAAAAGGGCCGGGCGCACATTGCTGCCGAGGGGTTCGGCAAGCGCTGGCAGAAAGGGTTTCGCGTTCGCGCCAAGCCTCGCGTCGCGTGGAGTCTGCACCCGAGCCTACGCGGCTATTTGTACGGCATCAGCGGCATGATGAACATTTTCGAGCGCGGCGGCACCATCCACCCGAAGGATAAACCGTATATGTGGGTGCCACTGCCAAACGCGCCGCAGCGGATCGGCAGGAAGCGTGCGACCCCGGCGCAATACAACGCACAGATCGGCCCGCTCGTATTGATCGAGCGTCCCGGACAGGCACCGCTTCTCGCCGGCCAAGCGGCGCGGCGGCCTACCGGCAAGGTGACGGTGGCGGTGCTCAAGACCGGCGCCGCGCGCAAGAAGTCCGGCAAGGGGCGCGCAACCGTGGCGGTGCCGATCTTTGTCGGCATAAAAACGGCGCACGTCCGCGACCGGCTCAACATGGACCGCATCTACCGCGAGGCGCGGCAGGCTTTGCCCAAATACTACTTCGCCCGGATGTCGAAAATCAGAGCGGACGCGCGCTGATGGCACAAGGCGGCTCGGGCGGTATCCGGCAATTTATCGGCCTCTCCGGTGGAGAAGAGGTCAAACAGGCTTTTAAGAGCTTTGGGGATGTCGGCGAGAAAGCGTTCCGCGACATCAGCCGCGCGGCCGAAGCCTCGGCCGGCAATGTCGCCGCCTTCGGGCGCAGCGTCAAAACCGCGGAAACCGCTATCGGCGGACTGTCGCGCACCGTTTCGGGCGCCGTAGCGGGGTTGGGATCGGTAAAGGGCGCCTTTGCCGCGCTCGCCGGTGCGCAAGGCATTCGCACGGGGATGCAGGCAATCGGCGACGTACACAAGGGGATCGATGAACTCAACAAGACCGCTGCCGGGACCGGGTTTAAGCCGGAAACCGTCAAGACAATCGAAGAGATATTCGGCGATGTTGGCGTCAATGTAGATACGACCCGGCAAGCGCTGTCGTCGTTCAACGACGTCGTCAGCGAGGCGCGGCAGAAGCTGATCGGCACGGGCGATGCTGCGAAAGAGGCTGCCACAGGCGTAAACGTGATGCGCGGCGGCGTCGCGAGCCTGGGCGACGGCATGGTTCAGGTGTTTCGCGGCGGCGTAAAGCCGGTCGACGACATGTCGAACGGCGTTCTAGCGCTTACCGCAGCGATGCGGGACATCGGGAAATCCTTCGATATCCGCCAGTTCAAAACTCAAGAGGACAGATTCAAGGGGATAGCCTCTGCGTTGAAAGAACTCAACGCGCAGAAGCCGGAACTGGCCGCGCAGATCGGCAAAGACATTTTCAAGCGACCCTGGGCAGAGATCGCAAAAGGCATATTCGCGATCGGCGAGGCGTGGGACAAGACTCAAAAGGAATTGACTGCCACAGGCCGCATGCCGACGCCCGAGGACACGAAACGAGCGGACGAGTACCGCGCCGCATGGGACGCGATCGGCGACTCGATGGAGGCGGCGTACAAGAAAGCAGCGGCAGCGTCGCACAACAGTAATATAGCTATGCTAAATTCGGCCGACCAGTTAATTCAGAAGGCGGGCGATTTAAACGTGGCGTTTGAGCAATTTACACAAACCACTGGTGCACCGCTCGGCGGCAATTTGGCGGCAAATACCGTAAGAGAATTTGACGCACTAGGGACATTCTTCTCGACGACACTGCCCGGCTGGGCAAATACCACGTTCGCCGACTTGACGCAGGGGTTTGCCGATCTCGGCGCCGCCTTTTCGGAAGCCTTCTCGATTGCGTTTGCGAACATCAAGACTGCGGGGTCCGACCTGGTTTCGTGGCTCTCCAGTCAGATATCCTCGCTGTCATCCTCGCTCAGCGCATTGCTGGGCCAGGCATCAAGCGCACCGGGCGGCAATCTAGAAGGATATGCATCGGGCGGCATGGTGCGCGGCCCCGGCACCGGCACCAGCGACAGCGTGCTGGCGCGGCTCAGTGCCGGCGAGTTCGTCATGAAGACGAGGGCCGTCGACCACTGGGGTCCGCAATTCCTGCACGCGCTCAATTCCCTACGCAATCCATTCGGCTTTGCCGAAGGCGGCCTGGTGGGCCTGGGCTCCTCGCTGATGCCACCGTCCGCACCCGGCTTTGCTGAGGGCGGCCTGGCCGCGGTCGCAGCCGGCGGCACGCCGGTGCATCTCCACCTCGGCGGGCACAGCTTCGCGCTGTCGGGGCCCGAGAGCGTCGTCAACAGCCTCGTCGTTGAGGCGCACCGGCACAAGATCCGCTCGACCGGCACCAAACCGAGCTGGTTCGGTGGGACGCCCGGCGGGCGCTGATGCCGTCGCTGCCGCCGGGGCAACACACGATCTTCGATATCAGGTTTCCCGGCAGCGCCGCGCCCGGTGTGCCGCTCTACGCCTCGCGCGGCCTCACCGGCACTCTGCGCGCGGTCGACATGGCGCAAGGCGCGGACAAGCTGCGCCGCACGGTCAACGGCACATTGATCGACATCTCGGCGCCCCAGATGCGGAAATACCAGCTCAGCGCCACGGGCAGCGACCAGGAACCGCCGGCATTCGATGGGCTATGGACCGGCATGGAGGTCGAGGTCGATTGCCATGTCGAACTGGCATACATGACCGTCACCGGACTGCCGTCGCGCATCCCGGTATCGGGCAGCGAGAGCGTCAGGGGGAGTTATACATTCTACTATCCGACGCTTTTGTGCCGCGTCGTGGAGCTGTCGGTCGACAACGACGAATGGGGCGCAGCCGTGAACTGGTCGATCACGCTGGAAGAAGTCTAGCGTGCCCGGTCCATTCCGTTTCGCGTGGGCCGGCGGCGTCATCCAAGAAACCCAGACCGTCGTCACGACCGGCAACACTCACGGCGGCGTCATCGAAAGCGTGTCGCTCGTCGGCGACATCGACGCTGGCAGCGCGCAGCTCACCAACGTTGCCAGTGTTGCCGGGTTGGAAGAAGGCGCGCTCTACACGCTGAGCGGCCCCGGCATCGCTGACGGCACGTTCTTCATATACGACACGTCGATCCTGGTCGGCGCCGAGGGCTCGATCAACCTTTCATCGGCGGCGACATCGACGGCGGCGTCGGCCACCTGCCTGGCGACCAAAGCGGTTGTCGTCGGCATAACCGCCGGCACGCTGACGGGCGGCAGCAATCAGGTCGTCCTCGGCGACATCGACCTTCCGGCCGGCATCTATTCGCTCTACGGCACGTCTATCGGCGAGACGGCGGGGCCGGAAGGCGATGTCATGTTCGTGCCGGCGGCGTGGTTCGCCTACGATGGCGCGAGCGGCACCGCGGAGATGTTCACGCACGTCGCTCTCTTGGAAGACGAGACGTATACCGTCTACACGCAGGAAGTGACAGCCACCAGCTCGGGCACGTATTCGCTCGGCATCACCGGCTCGCCCGACGCCGACTGGTACAGCGTCACGAGCATCCCGCCGGCCGCGCTCACCGGGCTCGTCACCGGCCTGCGCTACAACATCGGCGGCAATGGCATCCCGGTCGGCAGCACGTTTGTCGCACCGGCATCCGGCGCCACGGCGATCACGCTCGACCAACCCGCCAGCTCGTCGACACTCGCCGCAATCCTGACGTTCACGGGGCCGCGCACGCCCGACGCCGGGTTCGACCCTGTCGCACACAACCGCGAGGACGAGCAGATCGTTGCGATCGAATTGTCCCAGGAAGAGGGCGACTTCGCGACACTGACGATCGATATCAAGAACCCCAACGTCGGTTTGCTGGCATTGGGGCGCAATTTGTGGTGCTGGCTGTCGTGGGACCGGGCATGGACCCCTGAAGGCGGCGCCGCGGCGGATCTCGTGCCGTTGTTCAACGGGCGCTTGATTGGCGTCCCGAAGCTCCAGTCCGGCGAAATCGTGTCGCTGCAGTTTCTCGCCCGACCGGACGATTACAACGCACAGAAATCCGACCTTGTCGCGGCGCTCAGCGTCCTGCCCTATTACGATCCGGTGTGGCTCACTGCCACCGGTGGCCCGGACACCGTGCTTGAAACCTACTCCGCGCTCTGGCACGTCGATCGCACCAGCCTCGAACTCACGGCATCAGACATTCTGCAGGGCGAGGCCGGCATTCTCACGATCGGCGAGGATCAAGCGTTCTACGACTCGTTCGCGTTGTCCTACGGCTCGCCGCCGCTCACCGCCGTCACGGTCTCTGGCACGGTGAGTTGGCAGCAGCAAGGCACCGGCTCGCTCGATATCACCCAAACGATCGTGGACGGTTTTGCCGAGGTCGGTTCGCCGTACAAGTACGCGTTCGACCTGTACCTGCCGCCCGTGGAGACGGGCGCCAAGAGCACTTGGAAGAAAACCAACGGCGGCGGCTTGATTAGCTGCATTTGCGGCGACGGGCTCAGGACCGATTGGCCTGCGCCCGGCACCAGCATCGGCGGCGGCTGGTCGCTGTCGACCGAGAACGAGGGCGTCGGCTCGCCGCTCTGCTACTGTATTTCCGCAACGGCCCCCGAGGGCTGGATGGAGCCGAACAAGCTCTATATCCGGCAGTCCAGGCAGCGCACCGCCAACACGACATCCGAGATGACGGAAGACGAGACCACCGTCGCCGTCTACACCGAGCCGTGGGGCAACAGTTGGGCCAGCTTCCCGATCAACATCTACAAGGTTCGCATGGTGTTGGACTGGCGGGCCGACCGACAGCGCACCGAGACGGTTACGGCGGTACTTGCCGGATCGGTTCAGCGCGAATTGTCCGACAGCGCCGACAGCGACAGCGAGGACATTGCGCTGACCTCGCAATATGTCGGCGAGGGCGTGGACGACGGCGGCCAAGTGCCGATCGGCGCCCTGACGCACCGTTCCTATTTCCAGACCGATCGCGGCGCGTCGTCGTTCGAGTACCTGTTACTCGCGGCCCGCGCCAGAATGCGCAGCCGGGCTCGCTCGGTTGACATCACCTTCGGCGTCGATTGGGCGACTGCGCTCGGCATCACATTGCGCCACAGCGTGACATACCTCGACCGACGGCTGCCCGGCGGCACGGCAACCGGCAAGGTGAAAAGTTACAAGCTCATCGTCGCCGACGGGGTCGCCTTCGGCGAGTTCACGATCGGCTGCTCGGTCGGCACGGGCGAGCCATCGACGGCGGCGATCGGTGTGCCGGCTTATGTCGACGACGAGTATGTCGACCTCGGCTATCAGGTGATTTCCGGCGGGCAGACGATCCTGCTTGCCGACGAGCTTGCTTATCAGCCGCTCGACAATTTCGTCATCTCCGACGACGGTCTCGACCTTACCAACATGACCGTTGATCGGGCGGTAAACGAGTTCGTCGTCGTGAACGGCTTGACCGAGCAAATGGAGACGCTTGTCGAGTTCGATAGAACCGTGGCGCCGACCGATGGCGACGCAATAACGGAAATGGGAAAGATGGCAACGGCTTGCACACTGGATATGAAGCCGGTCACGGGAACAACATTCACGACCTATTTCTTTCCGTCGGTCACACCGCTGGCGTTGCCGAAAACAATCGACCTCGCCGCATCATCGGGGCGTTAGCAATGTCGCTCGAATACATCGTTCGGCCGTTTCAGACGCCCGATGCCTTCGGGCGCACCCGGTTGCCCTCGGCGCCGGGCCATACAGAGCGGGCGACCTTGACTTGGGGCGCCAAGACCGCCCCTGGCACGCTGCCCAAGGCGACCACTACGGGGTTCAATGTTGAGTGCTGTCGCGAAATTTCGACCCAGAGCGGCAGCGAGGCGGGCGGCGCTGAGATAGTCGTCACAGGACCGGATGCCGAGGGCGTCTCGTTCCAGGTCAAACGCAGCGACGTGGTCATCGCCAGGAAGAAGGACGACAACAAGTGCGACGACTGGCTGTCGAATAATTCTTTCGTCGCTTCAGGCGTCAAGGAGGCGTTTGCCGAACTGCACGCCGAGATTCACGCCAGCGACGCGGAGTTTATGCCCGAGGGGGCCAACCCGGAGTGTAAGCAAAAAACAACCTTCAAGTACGACGGGGATTGACGATGTCGCTTGAGTATCTCGTCCGGCCGTTTCAGACGCCCGGCGCACATGGCCGTATCGTCATCCCGTCGTCGCCATCCGCGGGCACGCAGCGGGCGACGTTGACGTGGGGCGCGAAGATCGCGCCCAACAGTCTGCCCAAGGCGACCACTACGGGCGTCAACGTGGAATGCTGCAACGAGGTCTCCACGGAGGAGTCCCGCAAGGGCGACGACATCACGATAAAAGCATCCAACGAGCCGGAGAATTACATTACGGTGAGGCGCGCCACCGAAGTGAAATTGCGCAAGAAAGACGACAACAAGTGCGACGACTGGCTTGCCAATAACAGCTACGTCGCGGCCGGAGTCAAAGAAGCCTTCAGCGAGTTAAAGGCCGAGATCCACGCCAGCGACGCAGACTTTCTGCCCGAGGGAGCCAACCCGGAGTGTCATCAGATATTTAAGCTGAAGCCCAACACGAACGGTGCCGACGAATGACCTACGTCGAGTTCCCGTTCGATCAGATCATCGATCTGCACATAAAGAAAAAGGACGATCCACCACCGGAGCCGCCGGACGATGAAGAATGCGGCAGTTATCAATGGGAAATCGGCGGTACGTTTGGTCTCGGCGGCGGCCTCGGCGGCGCGTGGTGGTCGTCGGCACCGATGGGCTTCAGTTCTAATGGATTCATCGTCCCAGCGCAGTCGTTCGATGAAAACGGCTTCCCTATCCCGATCGTTGTTCACGCGCACAATGCGGTGTCGATTACGATAGAGTATAGTCTTACAGTCACGGAAACATCGGCCAATAACAGGCCCAACGGCACGCCGGTCCTGAAATGGTCGGATACTGCGGTAGGATTCGGGACTGTCGATTATGCCACCTATGTCCCCGATCCGGCCAGGCCGCTTTATATAGCGCCGCCGGATGAGCCCAATTTAGCAAGCACGAGCGTCAGCGTCCCAGGTGATAGCAGCTTGACCGGAACCGTGGATGTTCGGCCAACTTATCTGACTGACGGCTCGCTGCAAGGCAAGTCCTATGCTGTATTTATAATGAGCAAAGGAATCGTCGAGGCACACAACGTACACACCGAAAACCCTGGACCCGCAGGGTGGAATCAAAATGAGTATCGGGCCTCGGGGCTAATCAAAATTACGGCCATGTGTGGCGATCCGTTACCGCCTCCACCAGACATTGTATTTTCACCGGCTCGACAAAGGCGCGCTCGATGGTCGCCATAACTTACCGCACGCTTGGACCGTGGGGCGCTGGCAAGGGCGCCAATTTGCAGCCTGGCGAGGTCGATGCGAATTTCTACTCGCTCGCCCAGGCGCTCGTCGATCTCCAGCTCAACCCGATAGAGCCGAACGGCATCGAGAGCATCACGGTCAGTGGTACTCAGATGACGATCTACCTTACGAACGGCGACGTGATGGGGCCGTTCACGCTGCCGGTGCTTAGGTTCAGCTGGCGCGACGAGTGGGATCCGTTCGCCTCGTACGCCGTGCTCGATGTCTTCAAGGTCACGGACCTCGGCATCTTCATGGTGCAGGTTGCCCATACCGGCACGGGCGGGCCGTTCGACCCCGACCTCGCGACACCGGAGGGATACCCCTATTTCCTCCAGCTCTTCGGCTCGGCGGATATGAGCCTCGGCGCCTTGGGCGATGTGGAGGTTACCGATCTTACGAATAACGACTTCCTGCAGTGGGTCGAGGCGCCCGACCCGGCCAACAACAAGTGGAGGAACGTCGCCCTCGGCGACATGGTCTACCAGTACGCCGACAACGTCGACATCACCGGCGGGCGCATTATCGGATTGCTGCCGCCGGTTATGGGTTCCGAGGCCGCGACCAAGGCATACGTCGATGCGCTGCCGGCGGGCATGACGAGCCCCGACGCCACGATGATGGCGAACATCTCAGGGTTCAACGATACGCCCGCCGTCCCGACGCGCTTGTCCGATTTTCTCGATCACGTCCTCGCCACGACGACGCGCGGCACGTTTCTGTTTCGCGGCGGTACTGGCTGGATCGCCTTTCCGCCCGGCGTGCCAGGGACTTTTTTGCAGACGCTGGGGCCGGGCGTCGATCCCGTGTGGGAGATCGGCGCATCCGGTGTCACGATGATTGTTGCCGGCACTGGCCTGACAACAGGCGCGAGCGCAATTACCGCGAGCGGCACCATAAGTTTTGCGGCCATCGCCGACAAGAACCTGATCGCCAACATCAGCGGGACAACGGCGGCACCGACGCCGCACACGCTGTCGGCTTTCCTCGATGCCGTGCTCACCAACGCGCGCGGCGCGCTGGTGACGCGCACGACCGGCGGTTGGGTGTCGCTCGCGCCCGGCCTCGTCGGGCAGTACCTCAAGAGCCTGGGCGCGGGCGCCGATCTCGTGTGGGACAGCCCGGCCGGCGCCGGCACCGTGACCTCCATCAATGCCGGCACCGGCATCAGCACGGGCGGCGCCCCGATCACCGGGACAGGCTCCGTAAGCCTGGAGGCCATCGGCAACCTCACCATCCTCGCCAACATCAGCGGCGGCTCGGCCGCGCCGACGCCGCAATCTTTGTCGGCGCTACTCGACGCGATGCTGGGCGCGAGCCGCGGGATGCTGCTCTACCGCGGCGCGTCGGCCTGGGCCGCGCTGTCGGCGGGCACGGCGGGGCAAGTGCTCTCGACCGGCGGCGCGGCAGCCAACCCGTCGTGGATCAACCCGCCCTCCGGCGCCGCGATTGCCAATCAAACGATCCTCGCCAACATCAGCGGGAGCACTGCCGTCGCGACTGGGCAGACCGTCTCGGCGGTACTCGATGCTGTGTTTTCGTCGTCGCGCGGGGCGGTCCTGTTCCGCGGGGCGAGCGGGTGGCAAGCGTTGCCGCCGGGCACGTCGGGCGAGGTGTTGACGACCGGCGGCGCGGCAGCCAACCCGAGCTGGGCGAGCGCAGCCGCATCGGGCGCGAGCGTCACCATTGCCGACACGGCACCATCCTCGCCGGCCGCCGGGGATCTGTGGTGGGACAGCGCGGGCGGGCAGTTGTATCTGTGGTACGTCGATCCATCGGGGCCGCCAGGGCAGTTCGTGCCGGCGAGCAACATGCCGGGTCCGACAGGTCCGACAGGAGCAACCGGCCCGGCTGGCTCGGCGAACATGAGCGGGATGACGGCGGGCCAGATCCCCATTGCCGCTTCCGCGACCACGGTAACCAGCTCCGGCAATCTCAGTGGCGACGTAACCACGAGTGGTTCGCTCGCCACGACTCTGGCGACCGTTAACGCCAATGTCGGCACCTTCCAGGGGCTCACGCTGGATGCCAAGGGCCGCGTCACGGCGGCATCCAACCAGGGCTACCTGACGACCGCCAGTGCCGCCTCGACCTACGCGCCGCTCGGCGGCCCGACGTTCAGCGGCAACATCACGCTGACAAACGGCACCGTCAATTTCAACGGTTCGACCGGCACGATCTCTTCGGGTGCAGGCCCGCTCCTCTACGGCGACACCACCAACGCGATATGGAAGCTCGGTTCGACCGGCGGCGCCTGGTTTCTGCGCGACAGTGCCAGTGCCGATCGGTTCACGTTCGTGGCTGGGGATGGGTCCGCTATCAAACCGGGGGGTGGCAGTTGGGTTGCCCCCAGCGACACTCGCCTGAAGCGCGACGTCACCGAGTACAAGAGTGGGCTCCAGGCAGTCCTCGAACTCAACCCGATCGAGTACGAGTACAACGGGCGGGGTGGGACAGTCGCGGACGGGCGGCGGTATGTTGGGCTGGTGGCTGACGATGCCGCACGAGCCATGCCGGAGCTGGTCGATACCATGAAGGGCAAGCTCGACCCCAACGACAAGGACGAAACCGATATACAGCGAGTGGACCCGAGCGCCCTCCTGTATGCACTGGTGAACGCGGTCAAGGAGCTTTCGGCCAAGGTCGCGGCCCTGGAGGCGACGAGGTGATCGACTTCCCGAGCAGCCCGTCGACCGGCCAGATATTTACCTCCGGCTCGGCGAGCTGGAAATGGGACGGCACGAAGTGGGTGCCGAACTCGGGCGACTACGCGACCGTCGCGCAGGCCAAGAGCGAAACGCTGGTCATCGCGGTATCGGACGAGATAACCAGCCTGACCGCCGGCGCGGCCAAGGTCACGTTTCGCATGCCGTGGGCGATGGCGCTGGCGGACGCGCGCGCCAGCCTGTCGACCGCATCGAGTTCGGGCAACCCGACGATCGACATCAACGAGAACGGCGTGTCGATATTCTCGACGCCCCTGACGATCGACAGCGGCGAAAAGACCAGCACGACCGCAGCGGCGCCAAAAGTCATCAGCGACGCGAACCTGGCCGACGACGCCGAGATCACGGTCGATATCGACATCGCCGGGACGGGCGCAAAGGGGCTGAAAGTGACCCTGATCGGGACGCGCGCGTGAGCTTCCTGGTCAACCCGTATGCTTACGACGGCAACGACCAGCATTTCGCCAGCGTCGTTCTGCTGCTCCACTGCGACGGCGCGAACGGCTCGACGACGATTATTGATAGCTCCAGTTTCGCCCGTGCCGTAACCGGCAACGCGCAACTGCCGCTGACGACGGCGCAGTTCAAGTTCGGCACGGCGTCGGTCGATCACCAGGTCAATACGTCGTTTATCACCTGTGGCGACAGCGCGGATTGGGAGTTTGGTTCGGGGCAGTTCACGGTAGAGGCGTGGATCAGGCGCACGGCGGCAATCTCGGGTGTTCGTGCGCTTGTGGCGCACTGGCCATCCGGTTCCTCGAACTTCGGGTGGCAGCTTGGGTTTAACGGGTCGACCCTCCAGTTCGGCTACTCCACGATCGGCACTGACAGCCCAAGTGTGGGGGCCGCGTACACGCCGCCCCTGAACACCTGGGTTCACATCGCCGCAGACCGCGACGCCAGCAACGTGCTCCGGGTCTATGCGGACGGGGTAGTGATCGCGTCGGCGACCGTAGCCGCGTCGATTTTTAACAGCACGGCGCTTTTGTACATCGGTAACGATGGAAACAATACGCGCGGCTTTATCGGGCAGATCGACGAGGTACGGATAACAAAGGGCGCGGCGCGGTATGCAGGGGCGTTCACGCCGCCAACTGCGGCATTCCCCAATCAATGACCCCCGTCGTGCTCGCCGCGGCGATGTCTCTG